GTAAAGATACAATATATACATACTTGAGTGACGAAAAAGATCAATTTACTACTTTTTATAGTTTAGATTACGTACATAAGCAAAGTGGTGAAACTATAAAACAGGCATATACATTATATAATGTAGGTAACTGTTTAAAAGACACTATAATCCTGGCGCGTAACATTGGGTTCGATGTATATAATTGTATAAACGCGGGTATAGATGAAGAAGAACTTCGTGAAAATAAATTCATGGAAGGTACGGGACATAATCACTATTACCTTTGGAATTGGAAAATTAACGAAGAAATAAAACCAAAAGATATAGGTTTTGTATTGATATGACGACCAGCACCGAGAAAGATCATTTCTCGGTTATAATTTAAGAAAATGTGGTAACATAACTAAACCACCAAGTAATATAATTGCATCTATAAAAAGAACCTTATTTTTGATTTCGGGGCACCAATTCTTATATTTGACAATCTGTTCCGAATCTTGAGGTTTTATCCAGTGGTAAAACATGGCAAGATACGTTGGTCCAAGATTTCTTTTACAATCATACCAATGATCGTAATACGCTAAAGCCACGTACGGTAAATATAATAACGATAATAAAACCCATTTGTTTTTATGTGGAAGATACCAATATCCACCGGCTAACGCTAACGTGAACCATATACACTTCCAGTTTGCTACGGGTTGGGTATCATCACACTTCTTATCTTCCATTTTATATATACTGATATTTTTTTCACCTTAGTCGATATGTTACATGTATAAATTTAATAAAATGATTCAAAACGGAAAAGGAGGTGAAAAAACAAACAAGTGGGGGAAGGTATTTGAACGAGAAACATCTGATTTTGAAGATGGAGAGATTATTTCAATAAATGGATTCGATTATGTATATATCGATCAGAATAATTCTATTTCATATCTCGAACAGTTTAAAGGTGAAAAGGAATACGTTAAAAAATTAAAACCAGATGGTTTATTTCGTCGATTATGTGATAATTATATACATATCATTGAAAAAAAGCATCAACTAGGTCAGGGCACAACTGATGAAAAAATTGGTTTAGGATCACATAAACTTAAACAGTATTCAAAAAGATATCCAAATGCGGATTTTAGATTTTCGTATATATTAAATGAGTGTTTTTGGAACTCCTTAAGATACGAGGATACATACGAAATTATGTCCGAAGAAGGTATCGGATTTTTCTTCGTGGGAGGTGAAAACGCAGCTATGCGTAAAACAACACTCACGAACAACGCTAAGAAAAAGATTGTTTACTTCCCGGCTAAATACGAAGCTGATTGGAAACCTATTTTCGAACATATCCATGTACGAGCACCTCCGTTGTTATAGACGAAGGGTCTTTACTATTTATAGCACGTCTCGCGGGGACGTCTTCTATCTTATAATCTTCAAAACTATTGGTTACGAGATAGACTTTTGCATTTGACATTACAAAATCAATTTCAGAATATTTTAATAAATCAAATAAATCTTTATGATCATCTATAGTAAATCCATCTTTCGTATACCCTACAAAACTCTTGACATTTTCGGGTGCATATGGTGGGTCCGCATATATAAAATCATAGTCATTTACAGTTTGTGCGAATGCGGCCCTAAAATCACACCATTTAAAAACCACGTTTTTTATAAGCTCTTGTATTTTTAATAACTCTTCTAAAGATATTACTACGGGTGTAGTTTTATAATGTCCGTATGGTACATTAAACCCGTTCGGACCTTCTCTATATACACCTCTAAAACACGTTTTATTTAGAAAAATTAATGTTGCGGCATGTATGGGTGTGGTTGGAATTAAATTATTATATGTTTTACGCACCCAATAATAATAACTTTCCTTTGATGTAAGACCTTCTTCTTCAGTTTCTGGTTTACGGTTTACTTCCATACCGGTTTGAGTATCGTATATGGTAAAGAGTTCGATTAAATGTTCGTGTACATCTTTAGGATTCGTTTGAATCTGTCTATACATGTTTATTAATTTTTGATTTTTATCATACGCGTACACTTTACCTTTTACAGTAATGTCTTTACTCTCAAGTAACCCGAAGAGAACACTCCCACCACCTACGAATAGTTCATGATAATTTTCTATTTCCCGTGGAAAAGTTTTCAAAACCTTATCAAGAATTTGGGTTTTACCACCTACCCATTTAATAATAGGTTTCATTTATATTAATTATAATCTTCTTTTTAACCTTAGTAACTCCATTTAAAAAAGAAACGCTAATATAAATAAATTTATAATGTATAATATAAATGGATAAAACATATATATTTGTTGGTGTTATATTAATTATAATTACCTGTATTTTATGTTTACTTTTTGGATTTAAAAAACAATCTGGAAAAGACCAGGAAACTGAAACTGAAACTGAAACTGAAACTGAAACTGAAACTGAAACGGAAACGGAAGATACTGATTCTGATTCTGATTCTGATTCTGATTCTGATTCTGATTCAGAAGAACCGATACCAAAACCAGTAGCGGTCGCGGTGAAGAATGGGAATGGAATTCCCAAGCCTAAAATTGCAAAGATACCCCAACCCCCACCACCTAAAGGACCTAAAGGGCAACAACCGAAGAAACCAATACCTTCTCAACTACATGTAAAAGATGGTAAATCCGTGGAAATAAGTTTAGATGATTTAACAGATGAACAATACGAAGAATTTGATAGTTTTTATAGGTCATATAATAAAGATAATTACCCCGATAGATTTAAACGTCAAGAACTTCGTGCGAAAATCAATATGGTAAAGAAAAAAGAAATATATGCCTATTTACCTGGTCACCCTAAGAGTCATAGTATGGATGTAGAATCAGGTGATCCCGGGTTTTGGGAGTGGCAAAAAGACGAAACACAAAAAGTGACAGAGGAAGATGCAAAAAATTGGTTGGATACAAACTATGTAAAACGTAATAGAGATGGAAGCCATTCGACAACGTTTCCTTACCATACATTGGCACCACCAGAAATATTAAAATTAGCGCAAGATAGACTGGAAAGAATCGGTATAAACACAACGACAAGGAATAAATATAAGCAGTACGGATTCGATGATAGAACAGGGGAATGTCACAAAGGTAACCCGTGTGATTACGACGGATATACGGGAATGAAACCCGAAATAGCTGACTTTTATAAACCATGTTATGATACGGATAAATACAGTTCAGATAAGGAAAAGGAAAAGTGTCTTTATCCTCGACCGAGAGACCATCCTCTCGCCCCTTATCATCATTACTCCATTTAAAAAAGAAAAACCATTATAAATAAATGGAGGAGATACGTAAGTACCATAACGAGTCTAAGCGTCTCCTCATCCAATCGGCTACCCGCGAAGGCGACAGTATTTTGGATGTAGGATGTGGATTCGGTGGAGATCTCCAAAAGTGGCGACATACCGGAGCGAATATAAGCATGTGCGAACCAAACCCAGACTCACTTAAGGAGGCTAAGTCTCGTGCCAAGAATATGAAAATACGTGTTAATTTTTACGAGGGTGATATATTCGCGTGCCCCCAACGAAAGTACGATGTTATATGTTATAATTTTGCTTTACACTATATATTCGAAACGAACACGTTATTCGAAACGTCTTTATTAGCCATTAAAAATAGAATGAAACCCGGGGGTCAATTTATAGGAATTATACCAAATTCGGATAAGATTATTATGAACACACCTGTAAAAGACGATTTAGGCAACTATTTTCTAATGAAACATACGAGTTCGGGGAATTTCGGTGAAAAGTTATACGTTCATTTAGCTGATACACCGTATTACGCGAGTGGACCTAAAGTCGAACCTATAGCGCATAAGGATATGTTATTTACACGTATGGAAGATTTGGGGTTTACTTTAACATTGTGGGAAGATCTTAAAGGAAACCCGGTTTCGAATTTGTATAGTAAATTTAGGTTTGTGTATAAGAAATGATTTATCATTTGCGTTCGTGTTTATCAAACCATTTTTGAGTTCCCATATACGATCCCAAAAATGAAGCTATAGACATTGTAGTTACTTTCAGTAGTAACTCTTTCATTTCTTTAATAAAGATTTTCGTTTTTAACCTAAGTAAAATCTAAATCTAATAAAATTAATTTAAATAATGAATACATTTGAATATTTACAAAATAAAGTCTCAGAATTTTCTAAAAAGAAAAACATTTGGAAAGGTACAAGATTTGAAAGTGTGCGAGATTTAACGTGTGATGAAACGGGTGAAGTAGGAGAAGATATGATACATTCAATATGCAAACAAAGCTCGATTGAATGTATATGGGATAATAAAAAACTTTCAAGTTTAAACGACGACGGGAAGGTATATGACATGCTCATTGGTGGGAAGAAAATCGAAGTGAAGACAGCAAGACTTGGAGAACATGGTTCATTTCAACATGAAAGTCTTAGAAATACAGGTGAAAGTGATTTTTGGGTATTTGTTGATATTGCTCCAAATGATATATACATAACAGTTTTAAAAGATTTTGATCTTTCGTCAAATGATAAACACCCTATTTTAGGGAAAAAACCTCATTTAAGGAAAAAAGCAATCGATCAATATAAACTCGATTTTTCTAAAAAAACGTTAGAAAAATGTATAACAGCTGGTATAACCATTAAAATATCCGAAAATGAAGACAATTCTAAAATTGGTGAGTTTTTATACACTAAAATTATAGCTGAACCAGTTCAATTAGAGATTGATGAATTGACGAAGTCCTTAAATTATAAGCTGAGTTTGTTGACATGAAACTAACTTCACCCCATTTAATAGCATTTGCCTTTTTAATCATATCATCTACATCTTTATTAAAAACAATACCATACCCTCTACGCCCAGGTAAATCCTCAAAGGATGTATACACTTTCATGTTTTCTTTTCCAAAACACGTTGACGGTAAATAAATATGACACTTCCCTATCATATTTTTATTTCGCGTCGATGAAACTGTACCACCGTCAGACATTGAGTATATTTTTAAATGTGTATCGTCTATTTCCCGTATCATATATTCAGGATTTTCCGTATATTTAGACCATATTTGAAATACTCCGTTAACTTTTGTGCGTTCTCCATCTGGTGAATGAAACATCCCAGACAATTTTTCACTAAATATTAGATTGTATTTTGATACCCTTTTCCTAGGAGATCCTTTACCATCACTCTCAAACAATTGAGGGAGTATCAAACATACGTAATCAGAAAAATCGTACGAGTGGTTTATAAAATTAAGTGCTAAATGCCCTCTCAAACCAAAAGGTGGATTCCCAAAAACTATATATTTTCGATTTAAATCATCTGGATTCCACGATAGGTAATCGCGTTTTATAACACCAGGGTATCTAGGTTCTATATCTATACCAATAGTACCATTTGGTAAAACTTTCATAAAACTTCCGTCACCCGCAGACGGTTCTATAAACGTATATTCATTTATATTAATTTTAACTATTTCGTTAAACTTTTTCCAACACTTTTCTGCCATATCATTCGGGGTAAAAAACTGATCCTTTTGTTTATAAGTAAAATGAGTATAATCTATATCCCTACCTAATACCTTGTGTAAATCAAACGTATAATTAGAGGGAACAGAGCATAATGAAATCCATCTATTTATAGTACCATTAACTATATTTAGTTTTTTGGCTATATATGAAACAGAATGTTCTTTGAGACATTCTTGAAGTAATTCATATGTCATGTGTTATAATCTGGTTGTATCTTTAATTATAATTTTTATGTATGGTTATGATAAGATGATACTTGCGTTACTTCTCATTATCATAAACATTGTCATATTCATCAATGTGAAAGAACCAGAAAAATTAACAGAGGTTCGTAAAAAATACAGGGCACTCAGGGAACACTTGAAAGATACCAATAATGAAGAATTCAAAATGTTATACAAGGAAATTCCAATTACAGCGTATCGACGAATGAATGGGGCTATAGGATATAACGTAAACAAAGGAGGTAGTATTGGATTATGTATAGATGGTGAACCTAATGAGATATTCCATGTATTATTACATGAACTCGCACACTGCACTGTCAATGAATATTCTCATAGTAAAGAATTTTGGGATAAATTTGATAAACTTAGAACAATGTGCGTTTCAATCGGGGTATACCAGGAAATACCACAGAGAACTGAATTTTGTGGTAAGCATATTCAGGATAAATAATCTATGTTATTAATAAATGCAATCCTTAGGTGATTTGTTAAAAGCATACATTTTGTTAAATACTTTACTTGCAACTTCGAGTGCACCCCTAATTATGAACGATAAATGGATAAATATGGTCCTTATAATGGTTATTATACCAGTAATGATGAGTATGTTACCACGCGGTGGTAACTTATTTGGTCGTTTAGCTATAGATGCTCCATTTTTAATGATGGCATCTTTAATCGGTTTGGGTAGCGTCGCGGGTTTGGCGAAAATAAATAGACGTGTTGAAACAGATTTTAAAAATTATGGTAAAACCACGAAAAGTACAGGAACTGTCGTAGGACTTCGCGCAGCAGGATTACTGTTGGGTTTTCTTATTTCTTATTTTTTATTCGGTAAAAAAATGTATAAACATTACAATACCATTTAAGCATATCGTCTAGCAATGTAAAATGCAAGAGCAGCGACTGCACCAGTCGAGGCTAATCCAACTGCACTTCGGTTCCCATGATCGTTCAAAAACGATGGAACGAAATTTGCAAGTTTTTCCTGTACAGGCTTACTAATTGCTATCGCAGCACACACCGCAACAATGAGTGCTTCGAACTGGTCGTCAGTAAGGTTGAATGGATTTTTAGATTCGGTTTTTTTATCAGTAGCCTGTTGAACTACTGGTTGTTGCGCCGCCATCATTGGGGCTTGCATTTGCATTTGCGTCATTCTTGGGTCAACGCTTCCCATTGGTGGTTCGAGTGGTTCTTCGGCTTGACCCATTATATCGGAAATTGAAGTAGAGTCCATTGTCTGTTTATTTTCACTCACATTTTTTTCTTGCGTAATATTCGGCACAAAATTTGTACTTTTATGTGCGTTTAAATCTACCATACCATCACTATTATCAGAAAGGTTCAATGTTCTAACGTCTGTTGCCATTTATATCTGTATATGTTTTTCATTTTAAATTATTGCGCATCATCCTGAAGAGTGTATGTCGGATATAAATACCCAAACGTCTGCACTATTCGAGGTAAATCTCTCGTCTTTTCTGGATCAGACATATCATTTTCTAAATGAATTATCTGTTTATCATGACATACATCGACTAATATACGATACCCACTGCCTTCACCTGTTGTAACTACTTCATCTCTGGGAAACCTTGTGGTAACTTTAATCATTTCATCACGAAAAGGTATATACTGAGGTAATAATGGTGGTTCTGGTAATATATGTAAAGCTGTACCTACTCTTCTGGCAAAAATTCTAATCATTTCTTTTTTGTAACTTTAAATGGTGTGTTCTTTTTAACTAAATTTGGGTTACCTGCTTTAATATTACCATGTTTTGGATTGAACATTTTCTTATGTGTTTGCCAATACTGGGGAGCACCCACTTTAAAGTTTTTCCTAAGTTTTGCTTTATACCAAAACACACAATCCTCTATTTTATTACTCTTAGATGTATTATCCAATACCAGACATTCATAGTTTTCCGTACACGAATCCATCACTTTATTAAACATCTCAAAATTCGGAAAAATACCAAAAAAGTTTTTAAATAACTTTTCTCTATTTTGGATAATGTTTTCACGTAAAATAAATACGTAATCAATATTTGCCCTGAGTGCTGGAGGTAAATCCATACAATACTGCATTGTTAACATGAAAAATATCTTCCAATGTCTCCCATTCATAAAGCATTGGCGAATGCACGTATCTTTCATGAACTTCGAATCATACATACAATCATCTAAAAGTAGAAAAGCCCCACAATTTTGTCTTCCTGCACCAACAAGCTTTCTCTGTCTTTCCATAACACGTTCAATTGCTTCTCTATCATAATCACCATAAATGAAAAGGTCTGGTATATATTGTTGATAATAATGATTACCTTCTTCTGTTGCTGACAAAACGATACCCGCTGGTAAATGTTTTTTATGATACAGAATATCAGTAACAAGTGTTGATTTACCCGTATTACGTTTACCGATAAAAACACAAACTTTATCGTCTGCCATATTTTCGGGTTTGAATTTTCGTAACTGAAGATTCATCTGTATTATCGTGTCGTTTTATTTCATAAAATTTTACTCACATAAAGTAATAATGGCTGGACGTCTAAATCTTGCTGTCACGGGTATCCAGGACCAGTGGTTTACTGGTGAACCTGAATTTTCATATTTCCTGATGAATTTTAGACGGCACACCAAGTTTTCAGTTGAAGCTATAGAAACACCGTTTGATGGTGATATAGATTACGATACAATTATAGAATGTCGTATACCTCAAAATAAAGGGGATCTCATTCGAAGTATGATGCTTAAATTTACATTACCAGACCCCACGGGTACTGAAGACTCTGGTTATGAAGTAAGATACCGAAAATCTATAGGAGCTCAAATCATAAAATACGCCGACCTCGTCATTGGTGGTCAGGTAATTGAACGTTTAACTGGTGATTACATATACATGTACGATCAAATACATAACAATAAAGATGATATAGACCAAACACTTTATTTTTTAACCGGACACGATGATTACATACACGTGCACGCTGATTGGGAATATAACATACTTTTACCTTTTTACTTTTTTAGACATCCAAGTTTGGCTATACCCGTATGTGCTTTAACAAAACAACTCGTAGAAATACGTATACAATTTAAAAAGTTAGAAGATGTTACTCTACAATATAAAACGGCCACGGATATAATAGACCCACCCGCCGACGTTTCTTCATCAATTAAAGAAGTTTCACTTGTTACAGATTTCTATTTCGTTACGGAAGACGAAAGAAATTTTTTATTAACTCGCCCAATTGAATATGTTATTACACAACTACAATTGTCTCGATTTAAATTCAAAGCAGGTGAATCTAAAAAATCTGGTATGCTTAATTTCAAAAACCCTGTAAAGGAGATGTTTTTTATAGCTGAAAGTGAAGATGTTTATAAACTTTGTCCCATAAAACATGTTTCTATGAAATTTAATAATAATACAATCATTGATGCCGATAATTTAATGTTAAGTTACGAACAACCTTTAAAATATTACACGGGTGTTACCGGAAATAACTTTGGAGTTTATAGTTTTTCTATGAAACCAGAAACGTATCATCCTACAGGGCAGGTAAATATGAGTAGAATATCACATAACTTATTAGAACTTGAACTCGAATCACCTGATGTAAATTTCGCCCATGATGTAAGTATATATGCTATAAACTATAACGTTTTACGAATAAATAGTGGTTTAGCAGGTTTAAAATTTTAGTGAGTTATACTAGTAATGGCTGGTCGTGTTCAGTTACAGACATCAGGTCCACAGGACGCTTTCTTTACAAACAACCCCGAATATACATATTTTATAAAAAATTTTCAAAAGCATACCAATTTTGCACCATTCTTTGTCGATTTAGATGTTGAAGGTGAAATTGAATTTGGAAATACTATACGTTGTACTATCCCCCAAAACCAAGGTGATATTCTTAAAACTGTAAGTTTAAAATTTGAATTAGATGCTATTGAACAATTGGTGGGTGGTCCTTATTCCGGAACAGGGTATGTTGAATCCATTGGACATGCTATGATTGATTATGTAGAACTTCTTATTGGTGGACAGGTTATTCAACGCATTCCAAGGGATTTTTTAGCTATTTATTCAGATAATTATATAACACAAACAAAACAACACAATTTATCTAAACTCATTGGTAAACCACCATTGGAACTTTCAGGGACACAAGTAAAAGATTTAAGTATACTTGGATACCTTGGTAATGCAACTTCATCTAAAAAGTATTTTGTCGATATACCCTTTTATTTTTATAATAACCCCGAACTCGCTATACCGGTATGTGCCATAACAGAACAAGAAATTGAAATTGTTATTAAATTGAGAGGCGTACAAGATTGTATATACAATAAATACGATAATATACATCCAGTTTATCCAACTCCAAATCAGAAACCAACGGGACTCATTAAAAATTTTAAATTAACAACAGAAATGGTATCTATAAATGAAGAAGAAAGACAGAAACTATTAAGTGAGAAAACGGATTATATCATTACACAGGTTCAGGAAAGCCCAACAGCAAAAATAGATTCAGGTGTTACTGATATTAAACATAAACTCGAGTTCAAAAACCCAATAAAGGAGTTATTCTTTCTAATCCAGACAGAAAATCCAAAAGAACCCGGTTTTATAGGTACTCAAACTAACTTAGTATCTGCATTTGATTATGATTTAAATTACGAAATATATTCGGCTAAATCTGAATATATAAATTACGAACATTTACGATATCTCGAACTTACACTTGATGATACAATAGTTTTAAATAAAACTACGGGTAAAATTATAAACTTACGCGCTGTTCAAAGTGGGATACATCATTCTAGAACACAATTATTCAGGAGATATTATTCATATAGTTTTGCGTTAGAACCAGAAAGATGGTATCCAACAGGACAAAGAAACTTTAGTTTAGTTAAAGATCAATATTTAAAATTAAGTTTAAATCCATATAACGATGGTAAAAGAGAACTTAGAGTTTTGGGTTTAAGTTTTAATATACTCCGTATAGAAAACGGTATTGCTAAAACACTGTTTAATCTATAATGAATCTACAAGAAAAAGACGCTACTGCACAATTAATAGAGCAAGTTCAGGACTCTGCTCTTAATATTATACAACCTATCCTTGAACGTTCAATGGTTCTTGCCGCGGAATATGCAAAGGCATGTGGACGTGATATTGTCCTTGGCGAAGATATGGAATATGCTATGAAATATTGCGCCATGAACGAAGTTGGTAAAAAATTGGGTTCACATTTTCCCGAAATATACGAAGAATCGTCGGACGAAGAAGATGATGCAATTATAATAGAAGAAGATGAATTTATACCGTTTACAAGATATTCAGGAAGGGAATATAAATTCGTTAAAATGAATATGGCATATGATAATTGGAGTACATGGGAACCCACGAATCCGTCAGAAGCTATGTTAAAAAATGCTATAGATAGTAATGAACATATCTGAGTTTGAATGTGAACCCGAAGGATGGACGAATACATCACCCGGGTATTTTAAAATACGTAACGAACAATGTTCTGATTCAGATTCTGATACAGATTCAGAATCGGGAACGGAAACATCTGTATCAGGTACAGATTCAGAAATAGATCCAGCGGAAGTGGGTAAAATGTTAAAGGGGTATATGAAACCGAAATATTATAAAAAAATTTTAATAGAAGAGGAACTGCTCCCAGATTAAAATCTCAGGATAAAGTATAAAAAAAATGTCCGCTGTCGCCGCTGAAACTGTCACTCTCGTTACTAGAGAACTCGAATCCCAATCCCTCAACGCCATTGTTGCTGGCTTTTCCTTCGCCGCCGCCCTTTCTTGGATGGACTTGGTTAGATGGATTGTCAACCAAGTCGTCAAGGTTAACAAGAACGGTGGTATGAACTACACTCTCACCGCCCTCTTGACAACACTCTTGTCTATTGTTGTCTATGTTGGCATCTCTCGTGTCTCCTCGAAGGTCACGAAGCCATCCCAACCAGTCTTCGCGGTTACTCGTTAAGTCTCGGTTTACGCATAACCAGTAATAAAAATAAACCGGTTGCAACTACTAAAAATATAGATATAAATGCATCCCATCTACGCGGATCCTCTAATTCGGGGATACTCATAGGTGGTGGAAGAGAAAAGTCTCTTTCCACTTTAGCTACATTTTCAAGTTTATCAGTAGAACATGTTACTGCAAGTTTTAGTATATGATTTGCGTTTCTAAAATCATATGGTATTAAACGGTTATTACTACTATAATAAAACTGAACACGTAAACTCGATATTGTTTTTTGTGATCCAGAATCAAAATTATGTTCCACAGCATCATCAACACCCGAATAATTAATCACATCACCACAGAAAAGTATACGACCTGTATAAAATGGTGTTTCCGAAAACACAGTTTTGTTAAATTCATCAGAACCACTACTTAATTTAACAATAATTGCATCGGCACCTTGTAAATTAAGACTACCCGTTTCTAATGTATTACCTGTAGAAGAAACATTACTTGCTGGTAACCCTAATATATCGTGTGGTGTTGTATATCCAGGTGTACCAGATGTATATCCATTTGTACCACCATAAAATTCAAATGTAAATGGGGCACTACCTGTAAACGTTATAGCATTAGTCTCTTTTTCGAATTGTGCGGACGTTAAAACAGATGATGCATTGACAACAGCCTGTGCTAAATCTTTACCACTATAGTTTCCTATAGGTATAGTGATAGTTGTTCCGTTTATATCAAATTGATTGTTCCTGGAGTTTATCAAGTATTGACTGTTATGTATACGTGCTGATATAAGTGATATCTTTGTAACGTCATAAATTGGATTTTTAAGTTGTACAACATAATCAGAAGGATCTGGGTACAAAATGGGTTCGCGTTCGCCACTATCTATGTCTAGGGTATGTACCTTCATTAAAATAACGGGCTATTATTTTAATGAGTGTATTTCTCGTTTTTATATAATTAATTACGAAAGACTATGAACCAATGGGTTACTCGCAAGTTGTCTTCTAGCTGTGTCTAAACTCATATTAGAAGCATTTGGATTTTCGTGACCTTTATAAGCGTTGAATTTGTGATAATCGTTGTTTTTGTATTGTTGTGTCCACGCCCCGTTCGCGGCATTTACTCTTCCATCAATTCTCGTTGTATCGGAACGAACACTTGTAACCATACCACCTTGGTTAAGTGCATCTGCTCGAACATTCATTCTACCGGGACCCGCTGCACGGCCAGCCTTACCACGACGATCATCTGGTCTGAAACCATATTTAGTAAGTTCTTCTGCTGTATGCATGGAACCATATGTTCTCTTTTCACCAATTTTGATAGCTGGTGCATTCAAATAACCACCTACAAAACTAGCTATACCTGGTGCTGGCTGATTACTGTATTGATAATGTTCGATGTTACCATCCTTTTTATTACGTGTTGGTTCTTGTGCGCGTGTAAGTGCAGATACCGTTCTCTTTGCAGTTGCAAAACCCAAAGTATCCGTTCTAGAACCCGTTTCGGATCTATTGGTTGTTCTCTTGGTACGTTCATGTTCCGCTCGTGTAGTTCTACCAGACATACCTTGAGCACGACCTCCAGATGGTGGAAGACGTTCTGGAAGAAACGCCGTCTTTTCTGGTCTATTTTGTGAAACCTTCCCAACGACACCTCGTCTACCGCCTTTCGAATCAAATGCTGGTCCAGACCTACCTGGTAAAGTTGTTAAACGATACGCACCAACATTTTCTGGGTTAACACGAAATAATTGTTGGTTCCCTCCAAAAGCGGGTACTTCTGGTCCAACGCCCAAACCTGGGCCAACGAGTTGTTTTTCAACTGGGGAAAGGTTATTCATTCTCCCCGCATCATACATGCGGTTTCTCATCGTTAAAACCTCCCCACCAGACGATCTTTGTTGTCGTGAAATATCGGCAAATGAACCGATTTCTTCTTTATTTTGGTACGTTGGTTCTTCGAGTGGTGATAAAGGACCTAAATACCCGGGTGGTGCAGTGACATCTATGTCGGAAAATTCCGAAACGATTTCCTGTTCTTCTATAGGATTACCTTCTACTGAATATTTTTCTTCTGATTGACTTAACTTTCGTCCGGCATAAACTAGGCCGGCTATAGCCATTATAGAGATAGGGTCAGCCATTCTTATTTCTTAGCGAGATTTTTATTGAGGTATCTTTGCTGAAATAAACCATTTTGTGTATCAGCACGTGTACTTGTTGCATCATAAGTTTGTGTTTGAAGTGGTAATTTACATTCAACATTTTGGAGTGGGTGAAAATTTCTTTCGTATGTTTTCGCTAAAACTTTATTAAAACGAGATGTGGATTGTGGTCTGAGTTCGTCAGACGTATTAATATATTCTGCTGGTGATCCTTTACCTGCCATGTATGGAGCAGTCCCATATAACATAGTATTTGGACGACTTGAAACATAGTTAAGAGCACTGGGCTGGGGATATACTAAGACTTCTTCAGATGCGCATACGGATGGAACCGCGTGATCTTGAACAACTTTCATTCCTGGTTGGAGTTGATACGCCATTTATTATAACAAGAGATTTTGTTTATGGAAATCGAGTATCTACTACTTTATTATTAAATCGTTTAAAATTACGAACTATGTCCGGCAGCTAATCCAGAACCTCTGTGCATACCACTTCTTTTATCACCGTTTGGATCGAGTCCTGCAAATGCTTCGAGCTGAACCCCTCTCGCGTCTGGATTACACATTGTATTGTCTTGACGACACGTACCAATATTTCTACTACCATGAATAAATTCGTAATAAGGTGTATCGCCTAAAGATGTATCTGGCATACTTACAAATTGTCTAGATAACCCGTTTCTTTGATATTCGGGCATAGATGAACGCGAACGACCTGGGCCGTATTTAATGTCACCTGTAAGGAAATTGTTTACTGGTGCCTTTACAGTTGGGTAATGGCATGATTGTGGTCTATCTGGTCTGTCTGTATAATCCGACATAAGCACATTTCCCATGGGATTATCCTTTGTTGGCATAGAACATGGTTTACCTTCGTTATTATACACGTGTGTTGGTCTTGCAACACCTTCTTTAACCATATCAGACTTTTCCATTATATAAAGAACGCCGAGTACGGTTGCACCTAAAACGAAAATGCGTGGATCACGCCTTATAAGATATATTATACACGTTGCATAAATGATAAAACGAGCAGTTGCGTTAACACGCTCTGCTGAAGATTGTGTTTTTGATGGCCAAAATTCATGAACTTTGTCTACACGAACCAATTGTTTTGGATCTTCAAACCAAGATGTCATTTATATATAGTGAGTTTATTTTTTCATCATGCCTCCCAACATACCCTGCATAGTTTTCATCAAAGCAGCTTCATCAAGTTCAGTTCCATCTTCACCCATTTTATCGGCGCACTGTTTTGCAACAGTTTCGATCATGGAAAGAGTTTCTTCTGGGATGGAACTTATAGTGGTTCCGAGCATGTATAATGTCTGAACATATTGCCAAATTGCATTTTTTGTATTTTCGGAAGCAGAACCCCAATGTTTTTCGAGATCCACACCTTTCATGAAATCCAAATTCTTAGATTCATTAAGGAAAAATGTTTCATCTTTAGCTGAAATTTTTTCAGCGTATGGCGTAACACCGTTCATAAACCCATCGACAACTAATCTTGGGTTAGCCTCTTTCATCAAATCGAAAGCGGATAAACACTTTTTCAAGCCTTTTTCTTCTGGAAATGTCTTGTGTAATTCCACAAGAAATTGACCCATCATATCATTGAATGCAGTCACGGAAGCCATTTTTATATAGTAATGACGTATATTATCTTTAAGTTATAAAATTAAAATGGTTCTGTTGATATGGTCTCTTTCTTACCTAATCCATTGGTAACGATAAAAAATACTAAAATTGCTGTAAGTGTTGCTGGTTTTGCATATGCACTTACTGGAAGCTTACCTTCGTTATTAATTTTTGCCTTGAAATGTATATATCCGGCAGTTATCATACCGGCAATTATACCGGCCCATGCTGGGTCTCTTAAATAGTCTTCAAACTCCATTTAATAATACCCAACTTTTTTTGCACGGGTTTCGGATGCGTCTGGAAAAAGTACACCTTCATCTTCTGGGTGTCCCGCCTGTGGTTGTTGTGGTCGTGGTTGTTGCATTTGAGAACCCGTCTTTGTATTTATAGTCCTGAATTCATTTTCAAATGGAGATGTTCTTTCTGGTTCCATTGATTGTTCAATTGGTTGTTCCATAGATTCTTCCATTGGATGTTCTTCCATTGGATGTTCTTCCATGGAATGCTCTTCCATAGTAGGTTCTCCTGCAGGTGTTTCAAATGGTTCCTCTGTTGTTTCTTCTTCATAACCATCGATAAGATCGGGGTCTTCTGAATCACCAACTTCAGCTTCACCAACGTCCAAATCTTGTCCCTCTTGTGATTGAGACATATACGTTTGTAATATTTGTTGAACTGGTATAAGTTCTTTTACAGACGTTTCGATACACGCACAAAATCTCTCGTATAATTTGTCATTTCTCGCATGTTCGTTCTGTGCTTCGTGGTAAATATATGGATCTAAATATAAATCCTTTGCTGCGTTATTGTAACATGTCTGGATGAAAACTTCATTCGTTGGAAGTTTAAGAGAAATCTTCTTATTATCTTTATTTAATCGAACTGCTGATAAAATCTTAACACAACTTACAAAAACAGCTGCTAATAAATCGTTAAACCACGCACATCTATTTGTTATATTATCTGTATGCGTTTTTGACAAAGCGTCACTCCAATTTGGAACTTCTTTTAAAAGTTTCTGGTACATTACAAGAACTTTTCTACCTTTTGAAAGTTTATAAGCTTCTTCATACATTGTTTCAAATGTTTCGATCATAACAGGACACATAAGTAAACATAATTGACCTATATATTCACGCTTAGCCTCTACTAATATATTAAGTGGGTCGCTCATGTTTGTATTATAATTACATTATTAAACTTTAAACTCTCACGCATGTCTCCTGTATTTATTTGCAGCCTTTTTAAGATTTATAAGTGTAGGGAATTCTTCTGGGTCGTCTGGTTCATTATTTGAATCATTTTTATTAGATTTTTTAATTGGTCTCCATGAAATACACAATTCAAACTCTCCTATAACCTGAACTGTAAAACCACCTATTTCGAACTGACGTTTTATATATTGTAACGCCTTCATCCTGTTAAAATGGGGATATCCCATAACAAAAGAAGGTATTTGACAGAATAGGTACTTATGACCTAATTCAACTGACTGTCTTATCTTCTTTGAAATTTGTTCGTATATTTTGGTATATGTTTCCTTTTTCAAGTGATTTCTTTTTTCAGCTATACGTGTTATTTCATCGATACTGATCATTATGATGTGTTAAGAACTTTTAATTTGTAATTTTACATGTTTGGAGGGTATACTATTCTATCCTTAATAGCACCTTGTTCTGGTTTTATAATTGGAACTGGGTTAGTTGGATCAATAGGAGCATCAACTGGTGGTTTTCCATACATGGTTTGTGGATCTAATACAGTTTTTTCTACAAGTTGTGTATACTTGATTTTATCAATTTCACTTTGTCTTACATTCGTATAATCTTCAAACTCTTTACCCTTTATAGATTTTTGGTAAATACTTGGATCCGTAGGTGGATTTATATCTATTGGCTGCGCTTTCAAATTCAACACAACTGCTTCGTCATCAATAATTCTAATATCAGATGTAACGGCAAAACCCATAGCAAACCCCTTATGTTTTACTGTCATGAATTGACATCTATATATTTCATTTTTGGAAAGTTTGTCTACAAACTTTTTAATACCTGTTGTTTCTATAATATAAGTACAAAGTCCCGTTCTTTTAGAAACTTCTTTATTAGTTGCAAGAACCATTTTCTGCATGAGATCATTAGTTACAGAAACATCTTCACCAGATTCAGTATACCCTGCTAAATCCGTTTCCATACCGTCTAATAATATTGGACCAACTGGTTTGGTGTATCCAGAGAATCCAAATTGTTCTGTAAACATTTCTGTCCTGGACATCATCATAAGTACGAGAAGTATTAATACTATCAATACAAGCTTCATTGTTTAGTATTAAAACTTATTTTTTTATTCATGACTACCAGTATTTATTTATAAAAACCATACCTATATCAAACAGTAAAAAAATAAAAACTTCCACGGATTAATCGACGAGTTTTTTAGTCGTCGATTTTTTTTGGAAAGTTTTTGACTATTTTTCGACTTTTTTTCGTCATTTTATATAAAAATAAAACTATACCTATATCAAACAGTAAAAAAATAAAAACTTCCACTGATTAATCGACGAGTTTTTTAGTTGTTTAGGGTATAATTAAAACTATACCTATATCAAACAGTAAAAAAATAAAAACTTCCACGGATTTTCGGACCTTTTTTTTATTTTTTATTTTTATATATAGTAACTCCTTTGAAGAGGTACTTTTTTTTCAATAATAAATTTTTGTTCAACTGTTCGGAAAATGAGTGGAAGTTTTTATTTTTTTACTGTTTAATTTCTATATATATTTTTTATAATATTATTATTTATTAATGATATATAATATTTTTACTATATAATATATAATATTTTTACTATATAATATAGATATATTTTCTATATGTATAATATAAAGTATGTGGATGTTATTATGTACACCAACTATTATACCAACAGAAATACCTGAACAAACTATGATCAGTACAAAAAAATGTAGAATGGTAATGATATCCCCTACTAATGATAAAAGTAGATATGTTATAGATATAATAGAAGATGCACCAGAAATTTATATAAAACCGGATAAGGAATAAATGTTATAAATATATAAATGCCTTCAACCCCATTTGTAAATAGTAATATACGAACAGCTATACCTAATACATGTGAAGGACTTCAACAAATATTGATTAAAGTGGTATATGAACAGCATGGTCGTGATACAATACGTCCAGGTGTAGTTGATTATATAGAAGCATATGCATCTCCTATATTTTCATTTAATTATAATGCACTTTATTTAAACCGAAATGATACTTTACCTACACCAGAAGATGGTAGTATTCGTCCAATTTCCATGTTCAATTATAATACAACTCTTTGGGAAACACGAGATAATATTTTAATCGATAAAGATTATATTTTCCGTCACGATACAGTTTGGTCTCAAAATATGTATTTCCCTCGATTAAGAGATTTTTTTGGGTATATTCGAGATAAATACAATTATGAAGGTCAAATAACAGGTACAGATTGGTTATGTCGTCCACCGATTAACCCAGAACCCATGTATGATAGAGATGTAACATTACGTAGTGTTTCAAGAACTGTTATGGAACTTGTTGATAAAAATTCATCGAATTTACCAGAGGGTGATTATTTAAAAATATGTGATGAACTTAAAAGAATTAGGGGGTTATAAAATAATGTATTGTTTTACAAAACGTAAATTATCAAAAACCGATGTTTCCATACCCGTTTTTAGTCTTGATAAGTATCAGGGATACGCTAAGATAACAGACGTCTATGACGGTGATACATTTAAGGCGTGTATTATACTTCACAATCGTATTTTAAAATTTACTTTCCGAACGATTGGGTATGATTCACCCGAAATGCGACCACCTAAAGATATGAAAAATAGGGATAAACATATTGCCATGGCGAAACGTGCTAAATTCACATTCATGCAATTTTTAGGGTTCGACGATCGTGCAAAACATGTGTTATGGAACCCATTCATGTGTAGATATAATGTAAATGGGTGGGTATGGATTTCGTGTAAGAAAAACGATAAGTACGGAAGAACGCTCGTTTTCGTATACAAAAATAGAAGGGATATGGTTTCAATTAATAAAAAAATGATAAATTCAGGGTTCGTGAACGAGTATGATGGTGGGACTAAGAAGGAATTTGATTT